AGCGTTAACATCGTTGTCGGCAGTTCCCGGACGAAGAGTGGATTCCAACAGACGATCCGCCACAAACTGTAACGCTGGCGGAACAATCAGTTTTTCTCCACGAACCGAAACCTTCAGGCCACGCTCATCAACAAAAGCTGCGATGTCAATAAGAGCATTCTCAAGGCTGGTTTCGTTCAGGTCAGCAGCTGTGCTGGGCTCATTGCGAAGATCATTATTATTAACAAGAGGATGATCTGTTGCACAAAGCTCTTTGCCGTCGCCGCCAGTAAACGTGCTATCAAAAGCATTGTTCAACGTAGCTGCACCCTTCACCTGTTTGGTGTTGGCCATGCTGCGTGCCAAAGCTTTCGTATAGCGCGAAGCCAGACGATCATAGAGATTATCCTCGATTGCTTCTTCCGTAATGGAGAAAGCAAGCGCGATAGTCTCATGCGTATACCTTGCGGTGTACGCTTCCTGGGCGTCATCAAACGAAATGGCTGAACCTTCAGCTTTCACTGGGGCTGAACCAAAGCCAGAGAGCATGACCTCTTCTTCAAAAGCACGTTCTGAAGATTCGGTATCATAAATCTCAGCTGATTCGTTGTCGTATCTGGCATACTCAAGACCGAAAAGGGCATTGAGGCCAGGCTCTAGCTCTTTTGCTAGTTGGGCTCTACTAATAGCCATTTTTCAATCCCTCCTATACGCCAGTGGTTGAAGGAGTACCAGCCGCAATAGCACCATTGTTGCTATTGAAGTGGTTATTCAACCGTACAATTGCCCCGATACCAGCCGCTGAAAAATCAGCATTCTCTGGATCATCGACCCAACCCACAACCCTCATTTGCAGAGCAGCCGTGGTAGCAATCGTACTGATCGCAAGGCGACCTAACGACACACCAGTAGCGTCTGTTCCTGTGATGGCAGTTGAGAAGTTGGCGTTAGCAAAAACTGCGGCTCTCGCCGTAGCCTTACTTGTCCACGAAGCATCCGTTGCAATTACATAAAGTTGCATCGGGTCATCGTTGACAAACGCCTTTACCGGGTGATTGGAATCTGCCCCGGAACCGGGCCAGTAATTTTTCCAAACTGTTTTTCCAGTGGTAGAATCCACATACTCACAACCCTGAAATACGCCAAGCATACCAACTGTTCCACCAGCCGCCGCTCCAGGAGCGTCAATGTAGCCAGTAGAAAGAGG